GGTGTGATCAAGGACATAACAGACGGTCAATTAGGAACCGCATTTAGTACCCTCGCAGGAAACGCAATTGATCTGATTGCATCCGACGGAGGGAGAAAGACATTAGTGGTTGCCGGAACTACCGCTCTATTAGGAGCTGTAGCACGAAGGCACTTTCCACGACTAAAGCTAGGGGGAAAATCTCTCTACTTTACACTATAGAGGTAAATAAAAATGGTAACAACAATATCGAGAACATTTGACGCCACGCCCACCGATAAGGAATATTTTTCCTTGACGGATAATATGAATAGTAGCAACTTGGGCAATATCCAAACGCCAAAAAATGCGACGAGGATCTCCAGGGTCGATTGTGCCTTTGACGTATTCAATGCAAAAGGCGCACAGGTCATATGTCGTTTACTTGGATCGGACTTTTCTGAACAGAATTTCACCATATGGGGAGTAGCTGGTGACACAGCCGATGCTGGAGCGGCACAAGGCTTCCAATCTGTCCCAGTTGCTTTTGCCCTAGGTACCGCAAATAATATAGATCTGCAAATTGCCATTCAGTTTGCCGGTGGAGGATCTGCGTCCGCAAGTTCTGGATCTGTAACACTTTACTTCGAGTAAGCCTGGCATGGCTAAAACGCAGTTAGGCAGTAACGCCCAATTTACAGGGGCAGGTCTTGGCCTGTCGCATGTATCAGATTGGGTTTATGCTTACAGTGGACTTATAGGCGCTACTAATTCAGAAACTACTCTTCTTTCGTTCAGTACTGGAAAGGGTTTGATCGTAGCGAAAGTGCAGTTCGGTTATGTAACTAATAGTGTTGATGTTTACCGTTATAGGATAAAATTTAATGGTGTAGTGATCCAGGCGTATCACGTTGCTGGAGCGCAGGTTTATACAGAACCTGATAATGTAGTTCATTTAATTATCCCACCATTAACCACAGTTGAAATGACAGCCCAAAATCAATCAGATACATCCTCTAATGATATGATCGTGAGTTTAACTGGTCGCCATTACAAAGCATGACCCTCGCCGCTTCTAAGTCCGTTTCTAGGGCCAAGGGGGGTAATATTTACGGCTGGAGTGGATCACAGGCTCTTACTGCTTCCGAAGTCACATTACTCTCCTATACTAACCCGTCAGCATTTTACTTAACCAGGATCACTTTAGGGGTAGATTGGACGGGGATCGCCGCTACTGAATTTATTTCGTATACAATCAACGTTGATGGTACACCCTTATTTGTTGAAAAAACCATAATCACAGCAGACAACCTAGGCACTCAACCAAAAATGTTTGAATTCATGATACCCCCTAATTCAACGGTTAAAGTTCAGGCTCTACAAAGTGACAGTAATGGATTTATCACTTGCATCTTAACGGGGTATCGAGTTTGAAACTTCCCGAAAGTCAAAAAGACTTTGAGAAGTTAATGACGGGGATAAAGTGGAATAGGATCATACCTCCCCTGGTATCGGTTTTACAACCTGTTATAATTTTTAGTTTGTGGTTAGGTTTTGCCAAGATGGATAAGAAAGCGGACGCAGTAGCTAAATTAATCGCCCTAGCAGAACCACTTCCTTTTGATATCGATCTAAATGTACCGCAACCTGTTGTCCTGGCTTCTTTGTATCATTCTGTGGATGAGGTGATACCTGTTTTAGAAGATATCCTAAAATATTTGCAGGATCTTGAAATCCCTTCAGGTGAAGCAATACTAGACGATGTTAAAGAGGGTTTGAAGGAGACGTTTGTAGACCCGGTAACGGAATCGGCGAGAGTTCAGGCATTGATCGAATGTAACGAAAGTGCCAAAAAGAATATGACAATATGGCCTTTGCTTTATGGTAAGAATATACAGACGTTTTTGTGGATTCAAACCTGTTTGGCTGGAAAAGGTATTTCAGTTACTACAAAATGGATTAAAGACCAATTATGACCGATCAACAATTCTTTATGATCTGGATTTTTTCGTTCTTTCTATATTTTGCAATTTACACGGTATGGATTCCTTTGAAAACTCAAAAAAAAATAGAGTCCTGGTTGATGTCATCTGAAAGTGACGAGACCTTACTAGCTTCCCTGGATGTGATCACTAAAAAGATTCGAGAACAGATGTTGATCGATTTTGAGGAATTTATGCTTCCTCAAGCTCGCGAGAGTTTTCAAAAGTTTTGGATTGGAGCAATGGGCAATGCCGCTAAAGAATTGAAAAATTCGGAAGAAGGAACGGGATTGGCGCTTTTGCATAATGTCACTAAGGAATTGGATGGACAACCTTGGTACATACAGATGTTGGGGAGCAAATTGTTACCAATGATCACTGACGCGGCCAAAACGCAGGGTAAACCCACCGTGACGCAAGACCTACGCATGGGTTTGCAGAAATAACGCAAACGAAAACCAAAAAAACGCACGATATAGGGGGTGTTTCGCGTGTAACAGAGCTCTAGGGGTTTCTTTTGGCGGCCATTTTTTGCTAACCCCCCTATTTCCACTCGAAATTTATTGATCCGTAAGAAGAAGAAGAAGAAGAAGAAGAAGAATAATAAGCCTACGTACCTAGTAAAAAGGACATCGTACAGTACAGAAGAGCCTAGCACTAAAGGTTATACCCCCTGTTCTACAGTATGGTCCTATGAATGAAGACAAATTCTTTGAGATTGAGTGCTTGGAGTGTGGGAAGATCGGATTGCTGACAAACGGTCTATGCAGACATGGATGCGGAGCTGTTCATAGAATAGTGATCTATGATGAAGATAAAGATTATCTGGAGATTGTAAATGAGTAAGCGCGCTAGGATAGCTTTAGATCGTAACGTCATGGAGATGCTAGAAGAATACAAAACTAAGATACAATGGCACGCCACTAAGGGAAGGGTCCCGATGTCCTGGAATGACTTTTTCATAATCATTATCTCAGACTGGAATAGTGGCCGTTCTAAGTGCGTCTGTGGGTCATTCTATGATTGCCAGGCATGTAACACTGAAAAGACCTTAGCGGCTCTTAAACTGGGTGGGTACGATTAATGCCTGATCTCCTGGCACGAGCTGTTAGCCTAGTGCCAAACGACAGCTCCCTATTTGACTGTAACACAAAACGCTTATATAATCAATTAAACAATATTCTATAATGCCTGTCGGGGTTTATCGCAAGAGAACAAAAAACGGTCGTTGGATGTATTTCCGTGACGGTAAACTGATCTCTAAAAAATCCTATGATGCGTCAACATCACGAAAGCGGAGCACAACAAACAAGAAACCTCGTAAGGCAAACACTAGAAAGAACAATAATCCAAAAAGGAGTAAATACATGAAAGGAACCCCACACCCAAGCATTACCGGAATGGCTAGCGGACTAGCTATCGCCGCATACCTAAACGCAGGAAGCACAACTATGACCAGGACAAATGGGTTTCCAACCGCAGTCACAACCGAAGGTGTGATCAAGGACATAACAGACGGTCAATTAGGAACCGCATTTAGTACCCTCGCAGGAAACGCAATTGATCTGATTGCATCCGACGGAGGGAGAAAGACATTAGTGGTTGCCGGAACTACCGCTCTATTAGGAGCTGTAGCA